TTAAAGACGCAAGAAACTCAGTACAGATAGCACATAAGTATGAAAATTTACAATCAGGTAGAATAACACAAGATACTATGACAATAGCGGGTAAACCTGTAAGTACGTTAGAGGGATCAGGAGTTGTACCAGGAAGTTATTACTTGGATATTTCTATAGATAATGCAATAAAACAACCAAGGTTGGAACAGAAACTAAGAAAAGCTATTGATAGTGGTGATGAATCTATGATTGCATCCGTAGATCAAGAATTAAAAGGAATTGGTGCAAAAGTTACTTATGACGGTGTTACTTATGGTGATTACAGACCTCTTGAAATAAAACTACAAGATGAACTAGCAAAAATTGAAATGTTACCAGAAGCTCAAAAAGCAAAAATTATGCAAGAGCGTGGCATAACACAGAAAATGTTAGATGATATGAATCAAGCAATTGATTTATTAAATGACAAAGCAAAGGATATTGGTGTAAGACATATGTCTTATGGTGGTATGGTAGAAGACGATTTAGATATTTTTGAAGAACAGAGTAATGACCTTCCCGAAGGATCATATGAGGTTGCAAATCTTATGTTACCTTTCTTTAAGCTATTGGGTAAAGCGCCTGTTAACGAGGTTGCACCAATACCAACACCAAAAGAAAAATTAACAAATCCTACAAAGAAACAAACACAGAGTTTAGAAACAGAAAAAGCAAAAAGAGCAGAGGAAGATATATTTGATCCTACACCTAACGAACCAGTAGAATTAGATCCAACAATGCCTGTTGAGGTTACACCAATAACACAACAACCAATGACATCTGTATTCTATTCAGACATAGAACGTGCAATGACGAATGCACCTGATCAATTTGCAAACAAACAAGAGGTTCTTGATTTCTTAAACAAAAACAGAATTAAAAAATCCGAGGTCGACGATTATCGTATTGCGTCTCTTTTGAAATTATATGATGATACTTCACCTATATCTAAAACAGAAATTATCTCCCAAGTAAGAACAGCACCAATCAGTGGTATGAAAGTACATGCAACAGGTTCGGGGTCCGAGATCATTAATCCAAATGGCGAGAAAAGCACACGTTATTCAGGATACTTTGAGCCAGGCTCTATACCAGATACACAGCGTGAAAGAGTTTTATATATTAACAGAGATAAATTACCAGGTGACACGGGCGATTATCCGCAATCCATGTTTGGTGGAGAAACCATACAGCGTCATGACTTTGGTATACCAAATGAAGATAATACATACATTGTCGGTTGGACGCGGCTCTCGGACCGCTATGGTTTTGTGCCACCAAAGGTAGAAGGACCACAAACAAAAATTAATGTTAGACAACTCACAAGAGAAAAAACAAAAAATGAAAAAAGTTTAAAAGGTTTATATGCTGAAGCAAAAAATAAAATAGGACGATTAGCTAATCAACGAGGAATGAGTGCAGCAGACCAAAATGATATACTACTTGATTTTGGGGGTGATACTCCTAAACTATCTGTCATAGCAAAATATGCTGATCAGTTAGATGAGATAAGCCCAGGTTTAGTTAATCAAATGGATGAGCTTGTTGTTAGGAATAACGAGTTACAAGAACAGATAACCAAGGCATCGGGCGTTGATCCGAGCGGCGTGGTTCGTGTCACGTTTGCTGATGAAATACAATCGGATTTATTACAAGCAGCGGCAGGGCGTAAACAACAACTGGCCGCGGCCCTTCGCAAAATACAAGAAGAGGGCGCAGCAAATACAAACCTACAAGGATTAAACCGCGTAGCGCAGGCAACAATAGATTTTTATGAAAAGAATAAATCCGTCTTTAGACCGCTGACGAAAACAGAAGACGAGGTAAACGTTGTAGCACAACGTATTAATAAATTAGAAACAGAGGTGGATGAGATTGTCAATAACTACATTGCAACAAGAGAAGTAGATCAAACACAGATAGATCGTTTAGCAGAATTGTTAAATGATAATATTAATAACATGTTAGATGAAGTATTATCCGTTGACTCCAATACCATGGCAGGACTCTTTCCTGATCTACCATTTAAGAATAGAGACGAGTGGGCGGATGCTTTAATTAAAAAAGATTTATACGAACTAGCATATAGAAAGTTTGTATTAAAAGATCCTGACGCGTCATCCTATTATGCAGTATCGCCGTCTAAATATGTAAGTAAACGATATGGCTTTGAAGGTGATGCCTCTACACCAAAGGAGTTACGTGATATTGATAAAGAACAACGTTTTGAAACTTTTAAAAGAAATGGAGAATTTAGACAGTCAAAATACAAAGGTATTGGTATGGATGAATTTTATGGTGGGCCTAACGCTGTTGATGAAAAGGGTAAACATTATACATCAACCATTGAAAAAATTTTGAAAAAACAAGCACAATCAAATAATTCAGAAATAATTACAATGCCTGTGCAGTTAAAAGGTGGAAGAGGAACCACCCAATATCGTGTCACCGATCAAAATGGTAATATGGTAGCGACGTTAACCAATGAAGATCAAGCAAGAGAACTACTTGTATCAAATCCAAATTATAAAATTCAACCTATCTCCATACCTGACAAAAAGAGTATGGAGCCAGTTTTTGCTATTAAAATTACTCCTGAGATGTTAGAACCATATAAGACACATAAAGCGCAAGGTGGACTTGTCGAGCATATTGATATATTTGAGGTATAATGGTTGAGAGAAGAATAACAGGTGAACCTACAGAAGTAATAGCTGAAGAAATAACAGTAGAGACTCCTGACGAATTAACAGTTGAAAACGTTGAAATGACAGAAGATGGAGGGGCATTAGTCAATCCAATAGATGAGCAAGAAGAGGTGCAATTTGATTCTAACTTAGCTGAGTACATGGATGAGAAAGATTTACAGGACATGTCATCTGATCTTATTGGTGATTACAAAGAAGATAGTTCTTCTAGAGAAGAGTGGTATGATGCTTATGCAAAAGGATTAAAACTACTTGGTTTTAAATATGAAGATAGATCACAGCCATTTCAAGGAGCAAGTGGTGTAACACATCCTCTATTATCAGAGACAGTTACACAGTTTCAGGCTCAAGCTTACAAAGAATTATTACCTGCAAATGGTCCAGTCAGAGTACAAATGATTGGTAAATCTGATCCACAAAAAGAACAACAAGCTCAACGTGTACAAGAGTTTATGAACTATCAAGTAATGCATGTTATGGAAGACTTTGATCCTGACTTAGATCAAATGTTATTTTATTTACCATTATCAGGTTCAAGTTTTAAAAAAGTTTATTATGATTCTACAATGGCAAGAGCTGTATCAAAATTTATTCCTAGTGAAGAATTAATTGTTCCGTACACCGCAACAGATTTGGGAACAGCAGAACGAATTACACATGTATTAAAAAGAACAGAAAATGATATTCGTAAACTACAAGTCACAGGTTTTTACCGTGATGTAGATTTAGAAGAATACGAAGATCCTGACACAAATAGTATTCAAGCAGAAGTTAATCGTTTGGATGGTGTAAAAGAAACAGGGTCTTACAAGAATGATTCATATACATTATTAGAAATGCATGTTGATTTAGACGTGCCAGGATTTGAAGATCCTGACGGAATTAAATTACCTTACATTGTAACAATAGATGAAGGCTCTGGTAATGTTTTATCTGTATACAGAAACTATGATGAACAAGATCCTTTAAAAAAGAAAAAACAATATTTTGTACATTACAAATTTTTACCTGGTCTTGGTTTTTATGGTTATGGATTAATTCATATGCTTGGTGGTTTATCAAGAACAGCGACAGCAGCTCTTAGACAATTACTTGATGCAGGTACTTTAGCAAATTTACCCGCAGGTTTTAAAGCTAGAGGTTTGCGAATAGCAGATGATGATAGCCCTATACAACCAGGTGAGTTTAGAGATGTCGATGCACCAAGTGGAGATCTGCGTGCAGGATTAATGCCTTTACCTTACAAAGGTGCTGATCAAACTTTATTTCAATTATTAGGTTTCGTTGTACAAGCAGGACAACGTTTTGCTTCTATCGCTGATCAAAAAATTGGTGACAGTGTAGCAGCAAATGCACCTGTAGGAACGACAATGGCTTTGATTGAAAGAGGATCAAGAGTCATGAGTGCAATACATAAAAGATTACACTATGCACAAAAAACAGAATTTAATTTATTAGCAAAAGTATTTAAAGAATTTTTACCTCAAAGGTATCCTTATGATGTAGGTAGTAATGCTGTACCAAGTGTTAAATCAACTGACTTTGATGATCGAGTTGACATTATGCCTGTGTCTGATCCAAATATTTTTTCTATGTCTCAACGTGTTACGTTGGCACAAACACAGTTACAGATGGCACAATCTGATCCAAAATCTCATAATATATATGAAGCTTACAAAAGAATGTATCAATCACTTGGAGTAAAAGATATAGATGCTATATTACCTCCGCCAGATACACCTAAACCAAAAGATCCCGCGTTAGAGAATTCGGACTCATTACTTGGTAAAAAATTAATTGCTTTTAGAAATCAAGAGCACCAAGCACATATTGATGCACATAGAACATTTTTGTCATCAATGTTAGTTCGTAATAATCCTCAAGCAACTGTTTTATTACAAGCACATGTAATGGAACATATATCTTTATTAGCAAGACAGATTGTTGAAGCAGAAAATCAAGAACAAATACAAGCGGAAGCAGCTAAATTTGGAGGTAAACTACCACCAGAACTACAAGCTCAGTTCCAAGAAGAAATGGAACGTCAAATTTCTTTAAAAGCAACAGAATTTATTGAAGAAATGTTTATTGAAGAGCAACAAGCTATGGAAGGTCAAGGTCAAGACCCTCTTGTTGGCTTAAAACAACAAGAATTACAGTTAAAAGCACAAGATATTCAAAGAAAAGCAGAAAATGATGCCGCTAGAATTGATATTGACACGCAGAAAATTCAGCAAACCGAGGATTTAACGAAAGAAAAGATACAATCTAACGAAGATATTGCACAATTGCGTGCAAATGTTAATCTATCTAAGGAAAATGCAAAAAATGTTGACAGCGACAGATAAATTACAGGAATATTTTAACGAATTGATGAATTTTGCTGATACAGGCGTAACAAGTCAAGAAGAACAAATACTTTTAGCGGGTGCAATGATGGGTGTAGCTAAAATGTTGTATCACAACAACCTTACCGAGCAAGAATACAATAATATTATGAGTCATAATGGAAGAGACTTGCTAAATCTTATAAAACCTACTATACATTAACTATTATGCCTTTATTTTCAGTTGAATCACGAACCAGAGCGCCTACTAAAAGAAAACAAAAGGCGGCTCAAGCTGCATCTAAATCACCAAAAGAACGACAAGGAAAACAAAAAAAGAAAAAGAAACCACTAGGACTTAAAGGTGGAAAAGGAAAACCAGCACGTACAGAAAAACCTGGAGTTCCACACGGAGTAGATATGAAAGATCAAGAAGGAAACACAATAATAGAAGCTGCAAAAGGCGGTTCGGTGTCCAAGTTTCCTGATCTATCAGGTGATGGCAAAGTTACACAAAAAGATATTCTTATGGGCAGAGGAGTTATTAAAAAGAAACGTGGTGGAGCAGTTGATACACCAAAGAAAAAAAGAGGAAATTATGGACCTAATATAGGTAAACCATTTAAAGCAATGGGCCCTGTTGGAGGTCTTCCAGTAAATAAAGCTGGAACAAAAATAATGTCTAATTTAGCGGGTAGACTAGCTAGACGTGGTTATGGAAAGGCAAGAAGATGAAATTTAAAAATGCAAAAATGACGGAAGTACCTCAAAAAAATCCGTTTCCTAACAGAGGAACTGCTTCAACTGCTGAAGTAAGTATTTCTCCTTTTGTTGTAAAACAAAACAAAGGAAGTGGACCACAAGGGCAAACAAGCAATGCTCAAATTAAAAAGGTAGCTTTCAAAGGCGTAAAATAGTATAATCCCCAACTTAATAAAGGAGGTTTTATGAACCTATTAAAAGATCTATGGGGCCATATCAAAGAATGGTCGGATTGGAAAATGAAGGACTGGATTAAGGCCGCTATCGTAGCGATCGTAGTTATCTGGGTAATTAGCTGGATGACAGGCGGAGCAG